GAAGAGAAATTTTAAACCCAATTAGATGTGCCCTAAGGGAACTAGAAGAAGAAACTCGTGGTGTCGTGTCATTAAAGAATGGGCATTACACAGAGTTTAAGTTTATACATAAAGAAAGTCCCACAGTTGATCTGGAATACAATGTTTTCATCTTTTTTGTAAACTATAGTCGTTCAGAACAACAGGGACAGATAAAGAAATTTTATGAAGAGAAACATAAAACAAGTGTTAAAAAGTCTTTACGACAACCAATAAAAAAGACATACGATGAAAATGATTTTATGAGTTACGATACACTCGAAGATTTTAACGCACGTAAACGATGGTCACTCATCATTGATAATGTGATAAAGAATCCAGAATTCTATGCGTGTATGAGTTCTTTGAATAGAAAAACATTTTCTATTAAATAATGAAGTCCAAGGTTTATATCATCTCTGAAATTCGACAATTACTCGAAAAGAACCGTGGGTTCTGTGAAGAAGAGATCGAACAGTGGGTCATTGATAACGAGAAATTGACGGTGTGCCAACTTTTGGAGCTTAAAAACGATCTCTCGAAGGGTAAAGAATATAGAGATGTATCTTGTATGTCGTGGTTTAGAGAAGAAGAACAATAAGAAAGTATGTTCAAGAGTTGGTGTGCGACTCAAAAATTTAATAATGCAACCAATCTATCACATGTGCTCATGGACGGTGGTGTCCTTTCCGTGCCATTTGATAAATTGAACGCCTTCTATGAGAAATACATAGAAGCGGTAAACCAAGGTGAAAAGTTATTCGTCGTGGAACAGAAGAGTAAGACGTACAACTTCTTTGTTGACTTGGATTACAAGGGGGATGAATCACTCACGATTGAAGAAATCAAAGATATCTGTAAAGTCATTTGTGATAAAGTTAAGAGACATGGTGGTAAAGAGTGTCTCATATCTGTCGCACCACCTAAAAAGAGTGGTACAAAAGTGAAAACGGGTGTACATCTAAATTGGCCCGGTCTCGTGGTAGATCAAGCTTCAGCTATCGCACTCAGGGAACATATTCTGATATCACTCACCAGGGCGAAGGGTTCTTATAATTGGAGTGATATTGTGGATGCCGCAGTCTATGGGAGTGTTTCTAGACAGGCGAAAGGGAGCGGGTTTCGTATGCCGTGGTCACTCAAGTTGGTCAAACACGATGCGTGTGGTGGACAAGGGTGTGAAGGGTGCAAATTTAAACGGAAGATTGAACAGCTCGCCTATTTACCCCTATTTGTATATAAAAATGGACCTCTGAGTACACTACTGAATATCAGCCAGAACCCGGATGTTGATGTTTTGAAAATGTCAGCAGTCAGAACGGATGAACCCCAGAATACAGTGATTGACAATCCTTCAGTCAAGGTAAAAGAGGAAGGTTCGTTCTCATTAGCACAGACCAAAGATGAAATTCAGAATGAAGAATTAAAGACCATGCTCGAAGCCTTCGTGAGAAAGAACATGGAGGGACAGGATCATTCCATAATTACAAAGATGTTTAAGCATAACGATACCTATCTCGTTTCGACAACATCCAAATATTGTGAGAATTTGAAAAGAGAACATGGATCTAATCATATTTGGTTTTTCGTCAGTGGAAAAGTGATTGCACAGAAATGTTTTTGTCGATGCGAAACACTCCATGGAAGGAGGGATGGTTTTTGTAAAGATTTCTATGGTCGAAAATACCATCTCCCACCTTCAATCACTGATAAATTGTACCCTAAAAAAGAGGATATTAAAAAATGCCCAGAAATCAAAAAATTTGTAGAGAAACCCAAACTCAATCACAGCGTCGCGAAAGAAAAGGTAGAGTCGTACATACGCAAATGGATAAAAGGTCAGGAGAATACACAGGTGGTGAGTATAAATAAGGGTGTGATACTCACTACATCGAACTTTTGTGAGACGATCAACGGTGAACACAAAGATGTCAATATGTCCTATATAGTAAAAAAGAATCAAATAAGCCAGAAATGCCCATTATGTAAACGAAACAAGTCCAGAATTCATGTATTAACTCCTGATGTGTTAAAAATGCTTAAACAATAATACAGTACATATACAAATGCTTAGGCGTTCGAGTAGAGTGATTAGAAAGCCAGTTCTTTATCAGCCTGTCGAGACTGTTCTTGAAGATGATTACGCGGCGGATGAATATGATTCAGATCTAGATTCGGATACTGATATCGATACCGACGACGAATGTGTATCAGATGACGACTTTGAAGAAGAAGACGATGCTGATGATAACGGCAACCTCAAAGATTTTATCGTAGATGATGAAAGTGAAAGTGAGGAAGAAGACGCTTAAAAAAAACGAGAGCTATAATAGAAAATGGAAACCGATATAGGAAATCCCATTGAATATAACCCAACCTTAGACGAACAGGAGAAGAATGAAGATAATAAACAAGAAGAACAATATTATTTTCACCCGTCTGAAATGACATACGCACCACCACCGGCTCCACCACCTCCTACAGAAGGCATGGATATATTCAAGAGTATCGATAAATCAACATGGATTATCGCATTCGCAGTATTTTTACTTGGATTTTTTATGGGGAAAACCATGCAACCAGTGATCCTCAGGTACAGTTGAGTACGCTACAAATGTGCCTATATCACCATAAACTGGTTTATTTTTCCCAGATTGGTCCTTCTTTATCAGTTGAGTAGGATACCTAGGAATGATAAACGCATCATCTGTATCTTCAACAAACCCATCAGTAGTTGAAACCTTTGCCTTTTTTACTTTTTTAACAACTCTTTTGTTTTTTGAATTCCAATTCGGTTCAAAAAACAAAATAAAGAACGCACTGACCAAAATGGTAGTGATTAGTATATTGAACATTATGTTTTAGTATATATGAATATTATTTACGCTGAGGCCACCTCAGGTTCCTCTTCCTTGACATCCTCGAGCTCTCGCTGCTTCTTGCGTTCCTCAACCTCTGCCGCGACAATCTCATTCGCCTCCTTCACGAGATCTTCCATGGGAGAATCTGGCTTTTCCTTCTTGAGACGCTCCAGAACATCGGCGGGGTGGGAAATGGGTTCCTCATCTGGTTTGGTATAAAACTGAGAGTTGTCATCACCCGGGGCGTACGCAATCTTATCCTTCATCATACCCTGCTTACGCTCACTAAACATACGAGCAGCCTGTGCCTGGTTATCCTTATATCCTGACATAATCTCTTCGAGCTTCTCGTTGTTGTAGTGCACATCCGCAATCTTACTAGAATCGGGTGGAATGAGAAGCCACTTGTACATATCTACGACATAGATGTCGAAGGTTGTATCCTCCTTCTGTAGGCGCTTAGCGTGATTCGCCGCCTCATCACGAGTAGCGAATGCACCACGAATCTTGATACCAAACTTATCATTCTTTTGGGGAGCCTCAGGTCCAATGATAGAGAGACAAGCGAAGACCTGTCCGGGGACGGTAGTGTAATCGGTTTCCAGAGACATTATATTTATGTAAGGCTTCAAAACTTTAAGCTACGAAACCTAAGTGATTTAAAAGAGTGAAGAGTATAAGAATTATGGAAGAGATTCGTAAAAATCATAATGATGCGAAAAGAGAGCTCATACAGAGTGTTACCGTGAGCGGTCAACATATACTCGATGTTGGGTGTGGTTTTGGCGGAGATCTTCAAAAATGGCACAAGTGTGGTGCGAACATAAACATGTGTGATCCCGAACCAGAAGCGCTGGTCGAAGCGCGTTCTCGGGCCAAAAATATGCACATGCGCGTAAATTTTTACGAGGGTGATATACATGCGTGTCCCAAAAGGAAGTTTGATGTGGTGTGTTTTAATTTTTCGTTACACTACATCTTCGCATCCAGGGATCTCTTTTTTAGTTCGATACACGAAATTAAGAAACGAGTCAAACCTGGTGGGTGTCTCATGGGTATCATCCCAGATTCGGAGAAGATTCTATTCAAAACACCTTATTTGGACGATGCGGGAAACTTTTTTAAACTCAAACAACATGGAGATGGTGGGTTTGGAGAAAAGTTATTTGTAAACCTCGTGGACACACCATTTTATGCGGATGGTCCAAGATCAGAACCGGTAGCATACAAGGATCTTTTGGTCACACATTTAGAAGAGTTGGGGTTTAGATTACAATTTTGGGAAGGACTGAAAGGAAATCCAATCTCAGAATTGTATAGCAAATTTATCTTTGTCTATAATAGATGATATTGTTTCTTATTTTACTTTTAGTCAATGCTTATATACTACACAATACGACAGAACCCAGGGAATTTACCGAGGTGAAGGAAAAGTACAAGACTCTCAGAGATCATTTGCGTGAAACAAACAATGAGAAGTTTCATATGCTCGTAAGACCCATACCCATCACAGGTCGTAAAGTGATGACAGATTCAGTAGGATTCAATGTCAATAAAGGCTCCGAAATCACAATATGTCTGGATGGTAGTACGAATGAAATCTTCCATGTTCTGATACATGAACTGGCACATTCTACGGTCGAGGAGTATTCACACTCGGAACAATTTTGGGCCAATTACAACGAACTCATGGAAATCTGTATACAGATAGGAATTTACCAAAAGATCATAGAAAAGACAGAATTTTGTGGTCAGCATGTCCAGGATAAATAATCTCATTTTATAGTAAATGAAAACACCACTTAACGTTTTACTCACTGCGATTGTGTATTGGTTCGTAGTATTCGCCATCACTCGCGTCCCAGCGTACTCTAAAAACTATTATGTCAATCTCGCATTCCTGACGGTTGTCATACCAAACACTATCCGAATGATAATGAGTTCCCAGCGTTTTCCCCAACTTCATGTCGATCGCGGTTTCTTCTTGACTTCAACCGTCTTTGCTTTCGTTTTCACATATCTCATGAATAAGGTTTGGAAGCCCACTGAAGAGGCGCTCAAGGATCCCACGGTTAATAATACTAAAAAGCTTCAGTTAAGTACCTTGTTACTACTGACCTTTGGGGCCGGTGCGTTAATAACGTACTACACTGGTGTAGATAACTCTATATATAGTAATATGGGATGGCAGACCGGAGCCACTGCTTAGGGCTTCACTACGTAATCCTTGACGATGTAAAAAGCAATAGCAGCAACTACACCCGTAGATGCTAAACCAACAACACTTCTACCCCCTTGTTCGTTAAGGAACTTGGGGATAGAGGTCGCGAGCTTATCTTGAATAGGCTTACTGACAGAAATGGCAGCACACACACCAGCGAGGAGAGCGATGACATGGTCATCTGTGAGGTTAAGTGGGTACTTGTTAGCGGGTTTTTGATCCTGGGCCTGTGCGGGTGCGGCATACATACCCTGAGGTTGCGCGGCGGCCATCTGAACACCCTGCATCTTGGGCTCTTCACTCATCATAGGTGGTTCCATCATAATATCATTAATGGGAGTAGAATCCATCGTCTCTTTATGTTGACTCACATTTTTTTCAGATGCAAAAGACGTAGATGGATTGTCGCGTAAGGGGACCATCCCTTCCCCGTCGTCTGACAAATTAAGGGTATTGACCTGTCCAGAGGACATTTAATATACTCGCATGTTTTTCATGAAACTATAGGACGCAATTATTTTCGCTTTGTGACGGTTATAGCTGTTTTCCTATTGGCCTTTTTAGCGTCCTGTTCCTTCTGATCTGCATGCTTTGAGTTATACATCTTCTTATGCATTCCCCACAATTGAGGACTCCCAACTTTGAAATTCTTCCTGACGGTTGCTTTGTACCAAAAAACACAATCTTGAATCCTATTAGACTTCACAGTATTGTCTAACACGAGACATTCGTAGTTTTCTGTACATGCATCCATGACTTTACAAAACATATCGAATGAGGGGAATATACCAAAAAAGGATTTGTAAAGCTTCTCCCTATTTTGTATGATGTTTTCCCTGAGAATAAAGACATAATCAACATTAGCTCGTAGTGCCGGTGGGAGATCCATCACGTACTGCATCGTGAGCATAAAGAAGATCTTCCAATGACGACCGTTCATGAAACATTGACGAATACATGTATCTTTTAGAAACTTTGAGTCGTACATACAGTCATCCAGAAGCATAAAAGCTCCACAATTAGTTTTACCTGCGCCTACCAATTTTCGCTGTCTCGCCATGACACGTTCGATCGCATCTTTATCATAGTCACCATAAATGAAGAGATCAGGAATGAACTCGGAATAGAAATGATTACCCTCCTCGGTTCCTGAGAGTACAATACCCGCTGGGAGATGTTTCTTATGATACATTATATCTTTCACGAGGGTCGACTTACCTGTATTGCGCTTACCGATAAATACAATGACCTTATCATCCGCAATTGATTCAGGCTTGAACTTTTTCAATTGAAGATTCATTCTATTGTATCGTATCGTTTTATTTAACAAAATTTTACTCATATACAGTAGGAATGGCTGGTCGTCTGAGACTTGCCGCCACGGGTGTTCAGGATCAGTGGTTGACAGGTGAACCACAGTTCTCGTATTTCCTGATGAATTTCAAAAAACATACGAAGTTTGCTATAGATACGATAGAGAGTCAGTTTGATGGTAAGATAGATTTTGATCAAATTCTCGAGTGTAGTATTCCAAACGATAAAGGTGATTTGATTCGTAACATGACCCTGAAGGTTACACTCAGTGATCCTACACCTGATACAGCAGGTCGTAATGACACCGTCTGGTCCCCTTCAATCATGACACATCTCATAGAGTATGCCGAATTAGTTATTGGTGGACAAATTATTGAACGGATTACGGGAGAGTACATCTACTTACATCAGCAGCTCAATAACACGAATGATGATATTGAGCAAACTCTTTACTTCTTAAATGGACATGGGAATATCCTGAGTTACCAAGGGCAGTACACATACTTCTTAGATTTTCCATTCT